CTCTACCTATTTGAACATTAGCGTTGTTCCCTGCTATACGACCTGTAACTCCCCCATCATTACCTAAAAACAATGCTGGTACATTATTTCCGTTTCTAGTAACGGCAAAGGCTTGATGGTTAGTTGCGGATACAGTTACTTGAGCATATGCTGAATCTGTGACTCCAATACCTACCTTACCAGTTGTAATTATTTTGTTAGTAGTTATTGTTTGAGGTTCTGCTGGGGTTTCTTGGGTAGCTATAAATTCAGTAGCTGTAGTACCTAATTCTAACTTAGGGTTTAATAATGTAACAGAACCGGCTTGTGTTAAGTTTATATCTATAAAAGTATAAGCATTGTTAGTTCTAATAGCATGACCATATATTCTACCACTTATAGGATTTGCTGATGTACCTGTGGCTGTTGTTTGGGACCCTGTTAAAGGAGTGTCTCCTAAGTCTAAACTAAGAGTACCTATAAGATCTTTATAGTAAATACTAAGAGTATAAGCTTCACCATTGATTAGAGCATCTGGAGCTGAATTACCTCTAATAGTAGTAGCTCCTGTATTATCATTTACATACCTTGCTTCGTAAGGAGATATAACTGTTTTTGCAGCATTTCCATAAATATCATTTTGATTTGATATTTGAATTGTACCTATATCTAATAAATTTTCGTTAGGTGTGGTATTGCCACCTATTGCTGACATGATTGTACCATTAACAGCATCACCAGATTTAGTGTGAAGCTCACCATTTTCAAGCACCATAGATCTAGCTACGGTTACACCATCATCGCCTATAAATTCAATTGCTCCTGATGCTGGGGTTATTCTTACACTTTTTGCCATTCTTTATATTTTATAATGCTTATAATTATTCTTTAATATACTCGAGTTTTGGAGCATCTACATCTTTTCTTTCAGCGTGTATAACGTAATAAGCATTTATATCACCACATTCGCAATCAATGTTTATTTCGTTGGTAGATACATTAACTACATGGTGTATACATGGAATTCCTATTGGGGTTAGTTGTACGGTTATTGAACCTTCATGTACTAAATCTACCCAGTAATATGGAAGTTTTATTGTATTAGTAGTTGTTTTTCCTCTTAGGAATACACTATGTTCCGGACCTTCTAATACACCATATTGTAGCCTGTGTGGGTTACCTTTTGTGGGGTGTTCAATATCAAAAGCTTTAACATTTGCTTGGAATTGATCTAATCCTCGAATATTAATAACACCATTACCATCTAAATCTGTAGGGCTTGTTACTGAGAATGGAACACCAAATTCTGTGAAGGAATTAATATTTGAATCCCAATATACTAATTCAGGGCTATTATTTGATTGAACATTTAAATCTATATTGTTGGTATTTGAAGTAATACCTATACCTCCTATTACGTTTACAGTTCTATCTGTAGATAAGGCACCTCCACCAGTTAAACCTGAACCTGCAGTAATTGATACATAAGTACCATTTGTACCTACATTACCAGATATACCTGAAGTACCGTCATTACCTGATGAACCTGAAGAACCTGATCCTCCAGATATTCCACCAGCACCACCTACACCAGCTGAACCTGAGCTACCTGATGATCCTGAAGTACCTGAAAGTGCTGATAGACCATTTCCTCCTGCAACACCATTGTTACCTGAAGAACCTGAACTACCACTTGTTCCTGATAATCTTGATGAACCGTTAGCTCCTTGTGCTCCTGTTGAACCATTTGAACCTGATGAACCTGAGGTACCACTTAAACGTGATGAACCTGCTCCTCCTTGATTACCTGTAGAACCATTTGAACCAGATGAACCTGAAGTTCCTGATAAAGCACTTGCACATGATAAACCATCAGCACCAGTTAAACCTGATGTACCTGATGTACCACTTGTACCTGAAGTACCTGAAAGTCTACTTGAACCAGCTCCTCCTTGGGCTCCAGTTGAACCATTTGAACCAGATGAACCTGAAGTACCTGAAAGTCTACTTGAACCAGCTCCTCCTTGATTACCTGTAGAACCTGTTGAACCAGAACTACCTGCAGTACCTGAAACGGCTGATTGACCGTTAATACCATTTATACCTGAAGTACCTCCTGAACCACTAGATCCAGAAGTACCTGAAAGTCTACTTAAACCACTAGCTCCGGTATTACCATTTGAACCAGTTGAACCTGAACTACCTGAGGTACCACTTAAACGTGAAGAACCAGCTCCACCTTGGTTACCTGTAGAACCTGTTGAACCTGAAGATCCACTTGTTCCTGAAGCGGCACTACCACCTGAAGCACCTTGAACACCTGTACTACCTGATGTACCTGAGGAACCACTAGTTCCTGATAATCTTGATGAACCAGCATTCCCCTGTGCCCCAGTCGAACCATTTGAACCAGATGAACCTGAAGTACCTGATAATCTAGAAGAGCCTTGTGCTCCTTGATTACCTGTTGAACCTGAAGTACCTGAACTACCTGAACTACCTGATAATCTTGATGAACCACTAGAACCATTTGTCCCAGTAGCACCTGAGCTACCGCCTGTTCCTGAAGAACCTGATGTACCTGATGCACCTGATTGTTCATCCTGTCCTGTAGAACCTGCTGAACCAGTTGAACCTGAACTACCTGAAGTACCACTTAAACGTGAAGAACCAGCTCCACCTTGGTTACCTGTAGAACCATTAGATCCTGAAGAACCTGAAGTACCTGATAGGGCACTTGCACCCGATAAACCATCGGCACCAGTTAAACCTGATGTACCTGATGTACCTGATGTACCACTTGTTCCTGATAATCTTGATGAACCATTAGCTCCTTGTGCTCCTGTTGAACCATTTGACCCTGAGCTACCATTTGAACCACTACCACCAGAACTACCTGAAGTACCACTTGAACCTGCTGTACCTGAAGCACCGGATTGTTCGTCTTGACCTGATGAGCCTGTAGAACCTGATGAACCTGAGCTACCTGAGCTACCTGATAATCTAGAAGAACCATTTGATCCTTGATTACCTGTAGAACCATTTGAACCTGATGATCCGCTAGTTCCTGCTAAAGCAGATTCACCGGCTAAACCACTTATACCTGAGGTACCGGCTGTACCTGAACTACCTGATGTGTTTGCTGTTCCTGAAGAGCCTGCAGAACCTGAAGTACCTGATGAACCACTTGTATTTGAAGCACCAACACTACCTGAACTACCTGAGCTACCTGAGGTACCTGAAGCACCACTTTGCTCGTCTTGTCCTGAAGAACCTGCTGAACCGGTTGATCCAGAAGATCCACTTGAACCTGAATCACCTGAAGAACCATTAGATCCTGTTGCTCCTGCTGTACCGCTTGATCCTGAAGAGCCTGCTGTACCTGAAGCGCCTGATTGTTCATCCTGTCCTGTAGAACCTGCTGAACCAGTACTACCGGAGCTACCACTTGATCCTGATGAACCTGAAGATGAAGATGCACCTGCTGTACCTGAACTACCACTTGAACCTGAAGTTCCTGAAGCGCCTGATTGTTCATCCTGTCCTGTAGAACCTGCTGAACCAGTTGATCCAGAAGAACCTGAGCTACCTGATGAACCACTACTACCACTTGAACCTGAGGCACCAGCTGTACCACTTGATCCTGAAGATCCTGATGTTGCAGAAGCGCCTGATTGTTCTGCTTGTCCTGATGAACCTGCTGAACCTGAAGTACCAGTTGAACCTGATGATCCACTAGTACCACTTGAACCAAATGAACCTGAAGCTCCTGCTGAACCTGAAGTACCACTTGAACCTGCTGTACCTGAAGCACCGGATTGTTCGTCTTGACCTGTAGAACCTGCTGAACCTGTTGATCCAGAAGAACCTGAGCTACCTGATGAACCAGAACTACCTGAGGAGCCTGAAGCACCTGCTGTACCTGATGAACCAGAACTACCTGAAGTAGCTGATGCACCCGATTGTTCTGCTTGTCCTGATGAACCTGCAGTACCTGTTGAACCAGAAGATCCTGATGAACCTGAGCTACCACTTGATGATGAAGCCCCGGCTGTACCTGAACTACCACTTGAACCAGAAGTACCTGATGCACCGGATTGTTCATCCTGTCCTGTAGAACCTGCTGAACCAGTTGATCCAGAAGAACCACTTGATCCTGAACTACCTGATGAACCACTTGAACCAGAAGCTCCAGCTGTACCTGATGAACCAGATGATCCTGATGTTGCAGAAGCGCCTGATTGTTCTGCCTGCCCCGAAGAACCTGCTGTACCAGTTGAACCCGAAGATCCTGAACTACCACTTGAACCACTTGAACTAGAAGCTCCAGCTGTACCTGATGAACCAGAAGAACCAGAAGTACCTGAAGCACCACTTTGCTCGTCTTGCCCTGTAGAACCTGCTGAACCTGTTGAACCACTTGAACCTGAGGAACCTGAAGAACCTGAGGAGCCGCTTGAACCTGAAGCACCAGCTGAACCTGAGCTACCTGAGCTACCTGAAGTAGCTGAAGCGCCTGATTGTTCGGCTTGTCCTGAAGAACCTGCAGTACCAGTTGAACCTGAACTACCACTAGATCCTGATGAACCACTTGATGATGAAGCACCGGCTGAACCTGAAGTACCTGAGCTACCTGAGGTACCAGAAGCACCACTTTGCTCGTCTTGTCCTGATGAACCTGCTGAACCCGTAGAACCTGAACTACCAGATGAACCGGATGAACCTGAACTACCACTTGATGCTGAAGCACCGGCTGAACCTGAAGTACCTGAGCTACCTGATGTTGATGAAGCGCCTGATTGGGCATCTTGACCAGTTGAACCTTGACTACCAGATGAACCTGATGAGCCTGAACTACCTGAAGAACCATTTGAACCTGATCCTCCTGATGAACCTGAAGTACCTGCACTACCTGAAGTAGCAGAGGCTCCTGATTGTCCATCTTGTCCTGAAGAACCTGTTGAACCTGTTGATCCCGAAGAACCACTTGATCCTGAGCTACCTGATGAACCATGAGCTCCAGTAGCACCATTGCTACCTGTTGAACCTGAAGAACCTGATGAGCCAGATGAACCGCTTGAACCTGATGAACCTGAAGTTCCTGAAGAACCTGAAGTGCTACTTTCTCCAGAGGTACCTGAAGTACCTGCGGTACCAGCACCTGATGAAGTACCAGATGAACCTGCAGTACCCGCTGTACCTGAGGTACCTGATGTACCACTTGTTCCTACAGTACCTGAACTACCAGAGCTACCTGAGCTACCAGAGCTACCAGAACTGCCTGAAATTCCGTTACTACCAACGGTACCCGCAGATCCTGATGAACCCGAAGTACCCGATGTACCAGCATATCCTGAGGCTCCTGGGATTGTTCTATATTCTACAATTTTTGAAGTTGGGTTATAAGTAACAACTTGAAAAATATTATTATTTTGTGTTAAGGAATCTATCGTAACAGGATCGGTTCCTTTAATATTAAGATGTCCATCTAAATCTAACCTATTAGTATGATAGTTAAATGTAAGATTTGATGAACCTTTAATTTCGGGGTTGGGACCAGAACCCGAAGCATATAATACTTGAGTATCCTGGGCATGGTTATCTTTAATAGAATCAACTGAAATTTCAACTGCACCTCCCGGAACAGATGATACATTAATTCCACTACCTGTAAATTTTATGCTTTGAGCGTTCTTAATAAAAGAACCATCTTTGTAAATGCCAATACCACTAACCCCTGGCAATCCTGATAGGTCTACACTATGGGATATGCTACTACTAGGGAAGTAGAAATTGATAACACTTCCGGCCAAAGAACTAGAGTAGTAGAGTGACTGAAAATTGCCATCTACTTCCTGAAAAGTTAATTCCGAGCCTTTATTTTGTCTTAGGAGTATCCCCATTTTTTATTATAAATATTAATGGGTTTATATTATTCTTCAAAAGAAGTTGAATCCGCTGAAGTCTCTATAGTTATTCCGTCTTGGGGGGTATTATTGGCCTCTTCTAAATTTGATACTACTTCCATATTGAATATAATTTGTGTTTTATTATTAAATTTCTTTATGGCTGTTAGTTCTTTTTGTATAGTACTTGGAACTATATATCCATAAAGCTTTAACTGAAATGTTGCTTTTACTGTTCTTTCTCCTCCGCTAGCTAATTCTACAGGAGTTGCAAAACTATCTATAGTAGCTTTAAATTTAAAGCGTTCGGGATTACCCCAATAACTATTAGAAGAATAATTAATAGCTTCAATTAATTTATTTAATTGTTCTACATAATAAGTTGATATAATAAAGTCATATGTAATGTTTACATAATCAGGCATTATTACAGCATATTGCTGTTCTTGAGGAGTTCTGTTATTTAATATATCAAAGTTATTATAAGAATCCTTATTGCTATATCTTTTTGTAAAAATCTGAACGTTATTAGGGTTATTAGCATCTAATTTTCTAGATAACCCACGATTACGTTCGATAGTATTACGTTTAAAAGTGATAAGAGGCATCATAATTTTACCTTTCTTATCTCTATAGTACCCGTCTTTTTGAATCTGTTTCCATCTTTCAGGAGAACCATAAATAATAGGTACTTTTTGAACTACCCCATTTTGCTGGACTGTAGGTTTGATAACATTTTCCATGTAATAGAAAATAGCTTCATCAATCTCCTTAAACCCTAAAGCAAAGGGTTTTGTAGTATCATCTCTAAATGATACTTGTTCACCTCTATTAAAAGTAGAACTAGCATTAGGATTACCTCGAGTTGAATCGAAGGCATCCTGTTGAGAAATGCTAATTTCCCTTTGTGTTTTAGGGGTTGGTATTTTTCCTTTATCAGCCATTAAATAAATCTTTCTTGTGTAATGCCTACTTTATCGGCAGGTACATAATGTGTTTCACAAATGATAGAAATAGATGAACCAAATTCATCCAAATCGGGGTTCCAGTTGCCTGGTTGGTTAGGGTAATCTGGGTTTTTACCTGCAAAGTACTGGTTAGAAATAATATTATCTACCTCATAGTACCCCTCGTTGTATAAAATTATATCCCCAACTTCAGGAACAAGATTAGCTCCATAGTTGTGGTCAGCAGGAGCGAAATTTTGGTTAAAATCTTCACCAGCTGTTAATAAATCATCTCTTAGGAATTTAAAAGTAGCACCCCAATTAAAATCAGTACCCATATCCGTTTCAGGATATTCCTGGTCTCGTCTTTCTACTAAACAGTTTAATAGAACCGGACCCATATAATATTTTTCTTCGGCAGCTTCTCCGTAAAGATTGACTTTAGTTTCTTCTATTTTAAATTTATAGAAAGAACATTGTTGAGTAATAACATTACCCATCAATTCTCTACTAATGTGTCTAAATAAACTTATATCTCTTGAACTACCGTATAAAGCCATCTTATGCTATGTAAATTGGGAATGGGACTTGGTTTAACTCTTTCTGTCTATAATCACTTTCTAATGATCTTCTTTCTAGTAATTTTTCTCTAGAGGTTTCATCTAAGTACGCTCTTAACCTTTCAATTAAAGTCGTTTTAGCATCGTTACCCCTTGAAACTAGATCAGAACCATTAAGTGTTACTTCAGAACCCGGGATTGGTACTGAGCTATATTTACCTCTTATAAGTCCTAACATTTCCATAGAAATAGCTAAAGCGTATTCAAACACCCAACTTCTACCAACAGAGTTAATTTGAGAATATACAGGGTTGGTATAAGGAACATTTGAAACATTTGAAATTGACCCAGAATCTCCAGCAATACTATTTGCTAATCTTTCAGATTTAAGTAAAAATTGGAAATATAAGGTATTTATTTCTCCTGTTGGAATTGGGAATAATCTTAATTTATTATTTTGAACTTCAAATGAATAGTTTGATCTTCTAATTTGATCATTAAATTCTATCTGTTGAATTACTTGCAAATCATAATTGATAGGCATTAATACAAAGTTAATAGCTGGTGAGTAATTACCCCAACCAAAACTATCCATTAAATTCATAACACCAGTACCACTACCCACATATGGATCAAAGAATTTTGCGATTGCAGGTGGTGCTTCATAAAATACTCTTTTAATTTCAAGATCTTTATCATCATACCCTTGAGCAATTGCCCAAGCATTTAAATCATAATCCTGAACTGAGGCAGTTAAAGCAATTGAACCTGTATGCCAATCTACATTCCCACCAGTTCCTGCTTCAGTACCATATTGTTCTGAGAGTTTAATAATTACTCCCATATTAGGGTTGACTTGAGAGAATGCTAATGATGGGTTACCGTTTACAGATGGAACACTTGTTGATATGTCTGTTCCTTCAAGTGATAGATAATCTTGTCTTACTTTATAGGCATATACCTCGTTGCCATAGATGGTGATTGCTTGTTCAAGCGCGGTATAGAACGAACCAGACTGCAATTCTACATCAGCAATCGGGTAACCTAATCTACGAGCTGCAAAATCAGCAAATCGATCTGAATCTGTTACAAATGCCGGATCGTTATCATAAAACCCGAAAGGAGTATCACCAGCTGTGAATGTGGAAGTACCTGTCCAAATTGGAATGTTTGCCATGGGGTGTATTTTTTGTTATAAATATTGGAAAAAAGGGCTCCAATTGATGGAGCCCCTATATAATTGAAATAATATCAAATTATCTTCTAGTTCTTCCGCTAGTACCTGAGGAACCCAATTTTATACCTTGTGCATCTGCTTCCTCATACACTTGGATTAGATCATCAACAATTGGATCTCTATGATTCTGTAGTAAAGTTATCCCTACAGCATTTTTAATTTTTCTCATTGATTTATATAAGAATCTAAACCCAGATTCTCGTTTTGACTTTAAATCAACTTGATGATCATCACCACATATAATCATTTTAGAACGTAAACCAATACGAGTGGCAATCATTTCCATTTGTTCATGAGTAACGTTTTGAGCTTCATCTACAATAATACATGAATCTAGGAATGTTCTACCCCTCATAAATGCTAAAGGAACAATTTCAATTTTTCCGTCTTCAATAAGTTTTTCTACTTTATCTTTATCATATAAAGCAAACATGTTTTGATAGATTGGTTGAATCCATGGATCCATCTTTTCACGTAAATCACCAGGTAAAAATCCTATTTCTTCTTTCGATACTGTAGGTCTGGTAATAATAATTTTTTCATAATGTCTTCTAAGGAGACCATCTAGAGCTATTTGCACTGCTAATAATGTCTTACCAGAACCAGCTTTACCAGCTAGCATTGTTATGGTGTTTTCTAATATTTTAGCTTTTGCTTCTTTTTGCTCTTCGTTTAATGTAATTTTAAATTTTATAGGGTTTTTCACTATTCTTTGATTTCTATGAACTTCATCGGTGTGAGGTTTTGATGCCATATCTTTAGTTTTACGTATAATAACTTTTATCGATTATACATATGAAAAAAAAAGCCCCGCTTGCGCGGGGCTTAATTTTATCTACTCTAAGTTAGATTAGAGAGTTTGTAGACCATCTACGTAAATTTTTCCGTAGAATTCTGGACGTACTACTTTCTTAGCGTAACGAGTCAATAGACCTTTACGTGGAGTAAAGCTATCTGGATCGTATACCATTGGAGTCATGATTAATGGAATGTATGGAGCGAATACCGCACCAGCTTCCAAGAATTGACCACCTCTAAAGCCCATCAAGATTGTGTTTTCTTTCATGTATGGGTTTTTGTAAACAGTGTATCTGTTATTGATAGTACCAGCTTTTTGTACACCAAATGCGTAAGAAGCTTTAGTAACATCACCGTCAGAGCTAGAAGCGAATCCTGGGATTGATTCCAAGATAGTTGCTACTGTTGGAGAGATAACCATGAAGTTAGCTCCACCTCTAAGTGTTCTTTGGTGAATTTGGTTACTTAATTTCTGCATTTTAGTTCCTAAAGTTTGGAACCACTGACCTTGAGTGTTGAAGAACCCTAAAGCACTTTCAGCACCGTCAACGTTTGAGATAGCTTTGTTGTTTACAGCTGACCAGTACTCAGTACCACCTGCAGCAGAATCAATCAACATATCTAAGATTTCCATATCAATTTCTAATGAAATGTACTCACTCATGATTGAAGTCAATTCAGCTTCAGCATCTAAGCTATGGTAAGCGTTCAAATCTTGAGCGAACTCAGGAGTCCAAACAGCTTTCAACTTACGAGTCTTAGCAACGATTGCTTCAGACTTCATTTGAACGTTGATTTCTGGAATAGAAATTGCTGCGTTGTCGCCGTTCAAGTTAGTGTTACCATCTTCGAAGTCGCCTCTGTTAGCGTCAGTTGGTTGTAATGAGTAAACGATATCTACTGCATCTGATACTACTGCTAAATTATCTACAGCTACGAATTGTAGTGTAGAACCTGACACTTTTGTAAATGCTGGTAATACATTAGAAGGAGTAATTGCTGAAGATGTTGGGTAGAAACCACGGATTGCTTCTGCATCGTAGTTAGCATCTAAACCAGCTAGATCGATTGAGTAAACACTGTAATTAGCGATTGAAGCTGAATAAGCACCATCGGCATTCATATCAGCAAACCAATCAGCTGGAGCAACTGCACTAAATGTTACAGCAGAAGCAGTGTTGTTGATTGAGTAACCGAAACGACCAGCTCCGTACATACCACCAGTTGATTCGTTACCGAAGTTAGCTGAAGGAGTACCGTACATTGAGTTTTCACCAGCAACCGAACTAAATGGAGCTTTTGTAGTTCCGTATTGGAAATCTAGGTAAAATACTAGACCTGAAGGCAAGTTCATTGGTTGAACCGAAACGAATTCTTTCGCTGCGATTTGACCAAATACTTTTCTTACCAATGGAAGAGCTACACCAGCCCATTGACCACCAGTTCCAGCAGTAAAGTTACCAGCACCAGCACCACCACCAGTGTTTGATTCTTCCATAACCAATTGCTTGGCTTGGTTTTCTAGGATCATAGACATATTGTTCTTTTCGGTCTCGTTTTTAGTACCTTCCAATAGTCCAGTTTTTTCCCATTTTGACGCTAATCTTGCAGCATCTGACTGCAATGATTTGTAAGGATTAGCGCTTTCTAAAAGAGATTGTAATTGTGACATTTTTTTCTTTGTTTTTTAGCGTTTAATAATTTAAATAATTCCTGCGAGTTTTTTAAATCTATTTACCATTTCATTTGATTCAACAATTGGCTGTTTAGCTTCTTTAACAATGCCGGTTGCTTTTGAAGCAGAACCCATAACATTTTCAGTTACAGTTTTCTTTGCAGATTTGATATTCTCAGAAAGAGTTTCAAATACTACTTTTACTTCTTTAACAGTTTCAGCTTTGTCAAATGCACCTAAAACTTTAGCTTTTTGTGATTCATTTAACGATCTGGTTTTAAAGATTTTGTTTGCGTAGAGTAATTTAGCGTTTAGTAAGTTGATTTCGTTAAGTTCTGATTTCAATGTAGCAATAGTTTCTAATGCTTCATCTAATTCTTTTTTAACTTCATCCATGTCCTCACCTTCTTCTACGTCTTCACCTTCTTCCATCATATCCACAGAAGTCATTTCATCGTCTTCTACTTCAATTTCTCCGTCGGCGTCAACGTCTACTTCTACATCGTCTTCGAAGTCTTCTCCGGCTTCAAGCTCTCCAGCTTTAACCATGTCTTCGATTACGTCTTCGATGAATTTCTTAAGATCTTCTTCTGACATGTCTTCAAGGTCGATTTCTTCATCTTCCTCTCCAGCTTCAACATCTTCGTCTTCTTCTTCAGTTTCAGTTTCTTCAGCTTCTTCAGCTTCTTCTACTTCTTCTTTAGCTTCTGACATTTCGTCTTCACCTTCGGTAATGTCTTCTGTTTTTTCTTCAGAAAGTTCACCTTCCAACTCAGCTAAAATTTCATCTAAATCCATTTCTTCATCCATCGCATCAGCCTCGTCCATTTCGTCCTTAGCTTCTTCGATAGTTTCATCAACTTCTTTTTCTGATTTTTTAACCTCGTCCATTTCTTCTGCTTCGTCTACTTCGTCGTAGCCTTCTTCCAAGTCCTCTCTTTCCATTTCTTCTAGCTTGCTAGCGAACATGGCTTGGAGTTGAGGAGAGAATGCTTCTTCTAAAGCAGCTTTAGCATTTGCGATGGCAGACTCCTTTACGGTCTTAGCATCAGCAATGGCTTCTTTTAAAAAGTCTCTGTTCATTTTTCCTAAAATTTTGTTTGGAAACTACGCTTATTAAGAAACGTAATGGGGGGTTTGAATTAATTTCGATACCATATAAGAGATGGCATATTAACGAGTATACATATATGGGGATATTTCAAAGTCGCAAGAAAAAAAAAAAGCCCGCTTTCGCGGGCTTAGGTCTTAGGATACTATCCTAAGGGGGGGGGTTGTTGTTGCCTAAGGTAGCAGGCGAGTTTAAACTATAGGACAATGTCCATTCGAACATAAAATTTCTCCTATAATTGAATTTACTTTAGAATATTTGTTTAGACCCTTTACATCTAAACCTTCTTTTACTAATTGCATATATGAGCCTGGGTTGGATGGTGTTGATACAAAATCCCAACATAATAATTCGAAGTCATCTTGTACTTCTAATACTTCACCTCTTTGTTCAAGAGATCCCATTCCACGAGACGATACACCTACTGTAATACCACTTTCAATAAGTGCTTTAAGGATATTTCCTGAAGGTGTAGGTAATACTTCTATTTTACCTACTACATTATCTCCATCCCACCACATATCTTTAATGTTGTGTGAAACATTCTTTAAGTTAATTACAGAAGATTCTGGGTGATCAAGTTCGCCCATTGCTCTATTCTCCTTAACTGACTGCATATACTTATCGATTTCTCGTTCCCATAGGTCTTTTGAATAGTAACGACCGTTACCATTCTTAACCTCAGCCGTAGCTAAAATACCCTCAACCATAGGATTTCCTCTCTCAGAAAGTTTCCCTTCTGAAAGCATCAGTCCTTGAGGAGTAAAGAGGTTAGTCTCAATAAGTAATTTTTTCATCTTAGTATTCGATTTGAGTTTCTACTAGTACCTTTTTCATTAGTCTTCGTGAACGTATCCGGGTTGTTTTGTATAGTCTTCTGGGTTTGAAGGTACTTCGTCAGCTTCGTCTACAATTTCAGTCTTAACGTAAGATTTACCACACATTTTTTCATACAACTTCTCCATTTTAGCCTTTCTTTTTTCAAGGTCTTTAACTTCACGTTGCATGTCTTTTACTTTTTTCTTGTCTGCTAATTCTGATAGATTTTCATCTTCAGTAACCATGGTAATTCTTTGATTTTTAGACTCAATAATTTCCTCTAAAGCTTCAATTTGCATTTCTAATGTAGCAATTCTACCATTTTTTTCAATTTCAGATAACTTAGAATCTGTTGTTTCTTTTTTAGCTTTTTTCTTTGTAGGTTTTGACTCTTCACCTTCGTTAAGGATATCTAATAAAGAAATAGAAGTGTTTTCTTTTAACTTTACAGGCTCCATTTTATCTGTTTTAGATGCTTTTAGGCCTGGTAATTCGTCAGTGTAACCAACACCTTTTTCTCCGAATTGACCATCTTTAACATAGTGAAGTTGATCTTTAGCTAGATTTTTAGCTACGATTTCTTTTAATTCGTCAATTGACTTGTCTGCGTTTTTAGGATCTTTCATTTCAGTGTAGTATCCTTTTAAGAATTCCTCACCAAATACGTTATCAACGTTTTTCTTATCCTTATAATCGAAGTTTTTTTCTTCTAAGTCTTCAACTTCTTTAGAAACTTTTTTCTCTACAGCTTTAGCTTCTTCAGAAATGGTTTCCATGTTTTCATTGAAGATTTTAAACCAATCAGGGTTTGAAGATTTACCTACAGATACAACTCCAATACCCATTAGATTTTCTGAGATTAGATGTTGATGTTTTAATGCTGATACTGTTTCGTTTAATGTAGCTGAGTTGCGGACAATATTAGGGAATTGACGCTTAGCTGCTTTCATAAACACCTCAGCATTTCCTTTTCCTTCTGAGATTAGGTTATATTGTTCTTGTAATGTTTTTTGTTTCATGGTTATAAATATTATATATTTTTATGATTTTGTTCCTCTTAATAATAGTGTTGCTGCTGTTACGTTGTTTGTTGGTGTAAATATTACATCACCACCACCAGGAGCTACAGTAACACCTGCTATGTATTCGTTGTTAACTAAACCCGAAACACCACTACCTAAAGTAAATGAACCTTCTAGGTTTTTAGGTGAGGCATCATCATAAATTCCTTCACTATTTCTAGTAGTTTCAAATATGAAATAAGAAGAACCTATTAAAGGGTTGTCAATGCTATAAGTAACAGGAGTCCCAGCCACTAAATCAGTTGGTTGAGTTTCTGCACTCTGTATTACGGATACATTAATTGCCATTATTCTTCTCCTTTAAGTAAATCCTTAATATCGTTGATGTAATCAAGAACTAAATCAGTTGGTTTAACTACAGCATAAGAACTGGGATTGTCTGTGTAGTATTGAACTGTTTCGTTTTTAGCATTACTTAACATCTTATAAATATCGTTAAGTTGTTGCTCAATTTCATCAAATGCTGCTATTCTTCTCTGTTGGAATGTACTTGAGCTTTCAGCTTCAAATAAATTTTTTACTTCAACTCCAGATCCTTTAATTTTATTAGGAACTAACTTATACCCGAACTTTTTAGTATACATCCCACCTTTTTTAGCATCTCCCTTTTTACCAAAGGCATATGGGGTTGCATATTGGGCTCCTGTACCAGGAGTAAAGGTGGCAGCACCGCTACCTCCCCCAGTTGTAGAAATTTCTTCTAAGGTATTTTTGATTTGGTTATATTGGTCTGGGTAGTTTTTTCTAAGATGAGTTCTGTATTTGTTAAATACTACTTTCAACTCAGCTGCTGCTGCTTTAATAATTTGATCATTTTTAGCATCTTCAGTACCCATTAATTGTTTTAATGCTTTAACGGCATCAGACATTTTCTTCAATGAATCACCAAATGACGCTAATTTAATAATATCGTGACCAATACTATTAGTTTCGGGATCAACATTACTAGTTTTGAAGTATGTATCTAAATTATCTGTAAAGAAATCTGTATCTTTTACAGGGCCATACTTATCTTCTAAACGTTTAAGTAAAGCAGGATCTACGTCTTTTGGTTTTAACGTTTCTTTTATTTTATACTTGTAATTACCCATTTGCTACAGTAAGTTCTTCTACCAAGCTATGGTACTGTAGTAAGTCAACTAAATGATCACTTTTTACCATGCCTCTGTTATCTAATTCTTTTATTAACTTAGAAACTTCACTTAGTTTAATCTTAACTACCTCTTCAGTAGATTTAGATATGTGATTTTTAATAGATTCTTTAATTGAATTAACTTCTTTATTATAGAAGTCTTTAAGTTGAGTTGTATTATCTACAGACTCAATAAATTCTTTAAGCACACGTTTTTGGTTGTTACTTAAGTCTGAGTATTTTTCATTGAATTTCTCTAACATAATGCGGTATGTTAAAGTACGTAAATCTTTATCGTATGATTTAAATTCTGAAAGTACATCATCTTTTACATCATCTCTTTCAACATTTTCTTTTGTTAAATGTTCTAAAAGGGTTACTTTATTATCAACTATTTGATTAGGATCTGTTGCCTTATCAGTTGCGTAGATTTCAAACAAAGTGTATAATGAAGCTTGTGCCTTATAGTCATACAATTTAGTTTTAAACAACTCATCTACGTTATAATATTCTTTGAGCTCTTTAACTAAATTATATTTTTCTTTTCTTAATTTTGATCTATTAAGTTTATTTGAAGACTCCAATACTGTAGTAAGGACAATATTAGCTTTTGATTCGCTTAATGTCTTTGACTTGAATACAGTTTCATACAATTTATATTCCTTTCCTATCTCAGTATTAACAAAATATTTCTTTAAGATTTTGATTGCAGGAGAAGTTGCTCCTGATAAAGTATCAGAAGTAATACGTTTTACTAGTACCTCAAATAAAATACCAGTATTTTTAAATTTCGAATGTTTGATATACATCTACGTCTATTTTTTTATAAATATATAAGAATTATTGTTCCTTAATATTTGATTCGTCTAATAATGAGCTATCATTGGCCTTTTTTTCAAAAACCATTTGCTTTTTTGCAACCGGAATAGATTTAAGCATACTTTTATGCTTGAGGAAATGCGTATTACTTTCTAAAGCTAGTGGTGAACCACCTTTAAAATCAACTTTAAGTTTATCATTACTGTTATAATCATTTTTCATACCAGCAACACCCAACCTATCTTTTCCAAAATTATCATCTTGGGTATTACGTTTAGATACTTTTTCTTTTGGACGGCCTAATTCAGCTTCGTCTTCATTATAACCATCAGGTACGTTTGCTGGGTCTGATTCCATTCTACCTTGACCATATAGCGAAGCTAAATCATGAGGTGTACCATATGACTTACCTGATTCAATAGGATCATTACCTTCGTTTTCAATTTGAGATAAACGGAATTTACGCATCACATCTGAACGAATTAAATCTCTATATTCATCGTATTGGTCTTCACTTAAGTGGAAGATATTATCATAGATATAATCTGATGGGAATAGGTTTGAGTTAACCATTTGTTCAGCTAAATCCATTTTCTCCTTCATCAATGCAATTCTTTCTTGATCGTAAATGATTGAAGGTGTTGTTAATGAAATTTCAAAGTTAGCTAATTGTTCATCACGGTATCCTTGAGTATATAAATGGACTATCGCGATCTTATATAACTCCGATGTTACTATGCGTTGAATACGCTCAATTGTGCGAGCAAAACGGATATCTTGCGCTGCCAATGTAGCTTTCCCATCTGTGTTTTCATCGTAACCCATAAACGCTTTAGGCACTTTAAGGGCTGCAAATAATTTGTCTCTTAAGTATTCAACATCCTGGATACCATCCCATTGTAGACCGTTTAGGTTTTCAATTTTAGTTGATGTATCATTACCTCTTACTGGGATGTAAAAATCCTCAAGTAAGTTTTGCATGTTATATTTTAGGTTATATTCACCTGTTTGTTGATCAACATATGGAGTACGTTTCATTTTAGAAACTGTTTTCTCCATAAATGCATCAATCTCTTGGGGAGGGATAGAACCAACATTCATGTAGTAAATACGTCTTTCAGGTGCACGTACAATCCTGTGGATTAACATTGCATCTTCCATTAACGTGTACTGCTTAAATAATTTACGAGCTGGTTCAATATAACTTCTACCATAAGGTAAGAAATTCATATCCGTTAAAAGACGGAAATGAGCCATTTCATAATTATCAAAAATGATTGAGTTTTGGTTTCCACTACCCCCAGGTACATTGTAGTAGCCATAATCTGAGGCTGCTACTCCTTCTGGGTCAAATCTATATTCTACTTTAGCAGGATTTTCTTTATCAGCACCTTCTAATCTTTCAATATGGAATGCTGTATAAGGGATAACGTTATATACCCCAAATTTTTCTGCTACTTCTAATTTCAAAAAGAAATCACCATATTTACACATATTACGAATCCAAGGCCAAAGGTTGAATTCAATATTTAATACGTCGTAAAATAAGTTATAAAGGATTTTTTGAATATCTTCATCCGAAGAACGAATAGATAATACTTCACCCTGATCATTTTTTAGAGTACTTTCATCAGCAATTATATCAAGAGCAGATGCGATGATAGCATCTGTATCCATCGCATCATAATCTGAGTATAATGAGGGTCTTAAGTATTGGTAATTAAAATTAGTTTGTTGACCATATAATGAGGTAGATGAATTAGTATAAATTCTATTAAATCTATCTACTAAAGCATTAGTTTGCAAGTCTCCGGATTGTTGGATGCTATTAACATCAAACACTTTAAGTTGGTTGCCACCAGTATTACGGAGAACTACATCCGTAGAAAATAATCGTTGTAATCTGGGGAATAATCCTTTATCTGCCATTTTCTAATTTTGTTATAAATATATTATAGTAGCCACTTTATGCTCTCATCTTTACCCCCTATATCCATATTGTATGGGTTTTGGGCGCTATTTGCTGAGTATACACCACTGTAACTAGTTTTGTTTGTTTTAACTGCCCCTAAAGCTGCGCGAGCGGAGTCTAAACTCTGCTGTTGAAACTTGAGCGACGTATCTCTCAGGAACATACCAATTCCAAATGACATAACCAAGTCATCATTGTAGCCACTTTGAGCTTCTGGTCTACCATTCCTCCAAATAAATACTTTCATTTCTTCTAATAGTCGTTTGGAACGAATAGTTACTGATTGGTCACCAACAAATTCTCTAAATTTATTAATACATAGAGGTCTTGTTCTCATTGACATTGTAAACCCAGGAACCATTTCACTATTGCCTTCGAATACTCTAAGATAAGATTCAGCAGTTAATTGATCGGATTTTGGTGATTGGTATAAGTTTCTATATCCTCTCTCTTGGATAGCATCTAATGTTGCCCATCCAATGTTGGCGTTTTCTACTACCAACATAGCGTTATTATATTCAGTAGCTAGACCTGTAAGGAAATATCCAAATTCTTTAGGTGGAAGTTGACCTTTATATTCTGCTACTTGAGTATTTGTTGCAATATCCATTATATGGCATGCAGAAAAATCTTTACCATCACCTCGGGCAACGTCAGCAATAACCATATATTCTCTAGAGTAATCAGCGGCTTCCCAAATCCATAGGTTTTGATCTACACCTCTACGTTCTAGTGGGTCTTGGATTGTTGTTTCCTTAATAAACTCTATCCATTCAGAATGGAATACAGTATCCCCTGAGGTACTAAAATCACAGTCACATTCCTGAGCAGCCATTCTAGGATCACCTAGTAATTCATCTTGACGTTTTCTCCAAGCTTCATCTCGTTCGGGGTGAACCCACCACGGTAATTTAATTGGAAGGAAATCATTTTCATTATTTTCTGCTGAAACCCATGTTTTATGAAACCAGTTACCTGTACCATAAGGGGTAGATAATACAATAGCACCACCACCAGTAGCTAGGGTTTGTTGAGCTGAGGCCCATATTTCACCAATTTGGTCAATAAATGCTGCCTCATCTACTAATAGCAAAGAAACGGCTTCCGATCTACCAGCATCACTACTTGCTGAGGTTGCTTTAATTTGGGAACCATTATTTAGTCTAAGAGATAATTTATTATTCTCATCTGCTGGTATTTTAAGCCACGAAGGTAAGTTATCATACATAAACTTAACCTTTGTAACCATGTTACGAGCGGTTTCCTGCTTTGTCGCAATACATAGAATATTTTTATCCTTATGAAATAACATCATCCATAAAGAATACCCAGCAGATAAGGTTGATATACCCAACTGTCGGGATTTTAGAATAATTGAATATGGGTTATCTCGTAAAAGGTGTAATGTTTTTTCTTGAAATGGGTATAAGTTAAATATAACACGGCCACGTTGTGGGTGCTGAATGTGGCAGTATTTTTTCATAAAATGAGCTGGATCTTGAGCGCATTTTAAATATTCCTGCCTAATTACTGATTTTAAATCTTGTTGACTCATTTTCCAATTTTCCAGTACATACGGCCTGATAGAACTGGTTGGAAATCTTGATTAACCCCTAGCCCAAAACCGTATATGTTCTTTTTTTTACTTTTAAATAATAACTCCCCACCTAAATAATTTAACTGGTCTGATCTACCTTGCAATCCTAAACCCCAATAAAATTCATTTTTATTTAAATAAATTTCTTTTGTTATTGTAGTGGTAGGAATTAAAATATTAGTTCTAATATCTCTTGCTAGGATAGTATTACGAGTAATTGTGTCATTTATGATAGCATACCCTAATGTATCTATTTTAAGAGTATCTGAGTAAAAATACTTTGCATAGTAATTTCTTAGAATAGATAAAGTATCAATAGGTACCTGGAAAGTATCAATTTCGGTTATGATTTTAGTTTTCCATTTTGGAACATAAGTTTCCTTAAAGGTTTCAACTGTATCGTACCGCACCTCAACTCTGGTAATTACCTCAGGTTCTGCTAATTCTCCTTCACCACTACAAGATCGCATTAAAAGAATAATTATAACCAATACTACAATAAGTAGCGTTTGAATATTTTTAAAGAAGTCCTTCAAGTTCTTTCTTTATTTTCGTAAGTTCTTTTAAACGCTTTGTTAGTTCATCCTTTTCACTACCTTCTGCTTTCTTCCATTTATTAACTACAGATTTCATTTCTTTAGTAGTTTGTTGAAGTTTATTAGCAATTTTAGATACGGAGTCTTTTTTAGCAGCTTTCAAATCTGATGATGATGGTCCTTCTTCATCTTCCTCGGATAAAGCTTGACCTAAATCATCAGCCTTTGATTTAGTAAGATCTAATTCTTTATTAAGATCTTGTTGTGCCTTAATATCCTCAGGATCGGCTTCATTCAACATAGAAATAATTTCTTCGCGCAAATATGCTTTAAACTCAGATTTCTTCATTTTATAATTTTTGTTATAAATATATTAAAGTTCTATAACATTCAACATTTGATGAATTCGTTCTTCAGTGGTACCTGAGATGGTGGTAAAGTTTTTAATTCTGTGATTATATTTACTGATTAAACGACTAATCATTAAGTCAATAGTTCTTCTATATTGAGCATCTGTTTCACGAACGCCATTATCTTCAATTTCTACACCTTCAGGAGATACATAAAAGATATAGTCATACTCTCTAATTAGATGACCAGCTAATGTTTCAAAATCTTCTTTATCATAAATGTCCATTGAAGTAGAACAATTAGCAAATGCCATAACATCAATTACAGTACGATCTGTAATAATGTTTTCTTGCATCAATTCGCTTGACCGTTCTGCTAAAAATACACATTGACCCTTTAATGTTGAATCAGTATTCAATGGAATACCTTGAGCCATTAGTTCTTTAGAACGCTCTGTTCTAAAATTGTAATCTTTAAAATAATCTAGCTCCTGAAGAGCCTTAACAAGTGTGGTTTTTCCTACACTCATTGTTCCGCATAATCCTATTTTTGCCATTCTCTATAAATTCTATAACTGTCTGAATCAAAATGTTCTGTACTAACTTCAAATATAACCCCATCAGTTAGTGCTTTTAATTGGTGGGGTTGACCTGGGTATTGTCTCACGCTATCACCTTCTCGTAATTGTTGTTCATGAACTGTACCTGTTTCAGTATCTACCCAACGATACAAAAATTCTCCCTCATTGACAAACCAAGTTTCATCTTTTTCTAAATGATAGTGCATACTAAAGTTACAACCTTTTTTAAACACTAATAACTTACCACAATAGAGTTCATTATTTTCAAAAATAATCTCATGCCCCCAACCTTTGGGAACATTACACTCCTTACACTCTGTAGCATTAAAAACTATTGGTTTTTCCATATTAGTTTCTATAGTCTGAGAGTTGGTTTTTCATGGATTGGTTTTTATAATAAGGCAACCCTTCACGTTCTTGCATAACTTCCATATAACTATCATAATCGTATAAATTTCCATTTAAGTAGTATGATTTTGTATGAGGAGAATCTCTTTCAAAGGGTTCTATTGCTGGACCATCCCATCTATGAAATCTCCAATTTTCTTCATCTTGAAATTTGATTAAATGGAGTTTTGCACCTTGATTTTTAATGGTCTTGTACTCGTATAATTTTTCTCTAGCCATAACTTTATATTAATAATTTTCGAAGAATTCTGGGTATTCTTCATTGTGTTTTTCTAAAATATAATCTGTAACATAAATTCCTTGTGCTCCTGATACTGTAATACCTCTTGCACTTAATGCATCACCTACAAAGTGAACATTATCAAAATCAATCAATGATAAATCATCATAATTAACTAATGGTTCAGGTGATAGATACTTAACTTCAGGAATGTAAACACCCCAATCGTCACCCAATGTAGGAAATACTTTCTTCATATCCTCGATAAAATCATCAATGTATGAATAGTAACCTTGGAATGCTTCTCTTACTTCATCCATTTCACTAATGGTAACAGCACTTACATTTTCACCTTCAGAAGTTGTAGATGGAGTACGTGTAGGGCTATAGTATAAACCTGTACCATCTTTATTTACCTTAGAAACTAAATCTCTAGACCATTTGAATGGTTCTTCAATGCCCTGAACTTCCATTAGGATACCAAAATTGGTCATGTCGTTTCTGTATTTTTCGTCTTTTTTGGCATGCCCGTTATATGAATGGTCTCCATACGTTTCCTCAACGGCAACATAAGCTGCGTTGTTGTTTGTACAGAAAGAGCGTAGCGATACTCCCTCGTCATCAAATTTTCTATATAGTTTGAAGTCATAACTAATATCAATTAGTTTCTGGAAGTGTTTTTGTGGTGCCTCAAATCGCACCCCAATTTGTACTGGTTTTGGTTCAGTAGGTAATTCGTAATCATCTGCTAATTGTTTACCAAA